TGTCAGCCTTGGCAGTTAGGAGAAGAGTCCGATCATTGAGGACCCTCGGTGGATCTCCAATATACGGCCACGGCATGGACACACCCGTGAGGGCCGTCTTCGGTTCACGGAATTTTAGTGTCGAAGCTCCACGAACCTCATCGGGATCGATGCCTCTAGTGCCGAACATGTAGGCGGATCCTGACACCTCCGGATTTCCCGCAACCGATCCTGTGATCCTGAACCCGCCCGCCCTAACAATGAACTCCGACATGCTCGGAGGAATACTGTCGTAGAACATCTCATCTCGAGACACGAACCCGACTGCCCGAGCGATAGATCCTGAACCCGCTGACGTTCCTGCCACGACCGACCCGATAACGCTTCGGCCCACACCGCCGCTCAGGACCTGGCCTCCGACCACGGTATCGATGTAAGTTCCTGAGTACGCTTGGGTTTCATCGATGTTATACTGGTCGACCACAGGATTGTCGAAGTGAAGTGTCTCGTGGATCGCCTCTGAGGTCAAAGGCTGATTGAGGGTGTCGTGAAACGACGTGCCACCGCGAATGAGGGAACCATACAGGGTCAAAGTGGCCGGACCTGCGATGACCTTAAAGTGGGATCCCGTCAACCAAGTTGACTGCTGATTGGGCCTCGCACCGATTAGGGCGTCAAGCCCCAGAACCAGCTTGTCCGTGGGTAGGAGAATGTACGGAGATCCCTGGGAACCGCCCCTGTAACCTGTCGATCCTGACGCGTTCCCGAGACCTCCCCTTCCCACCAGGGAGTGAGAACGGTGATCGTACTTGTCAACCTGAAGCTTCTTTCGTGTCTCCTGAAGGCTGGCCGTATTGTACTCGACATAGGTCGTCACACCAAACTTGGCGTCACCACCCGAGTCGCTCACACCTGACTGATTCCTTCCCGTAAAATCTGCGGACAGGAAGCTCTGGCAGGTCGTTCCACCCGGCCAGTAATTATCGATCATGGGATTGAGAACAGGCTCGTCAGCGGACACACACGACGACGTGGCCCGAAACGTTCCCAGCAGGGTTGTCCCCACCGTGTGGGGTGTCATCGTCAATCGCATCGATCCAGTACGAGAAACTGATCCAGACCAAGGCGCAGCAAGAGTGCTTGCAAAATCATGTGAAAAGCTAGGAGTGTGAAGTGGCGAAAAATCTTCTGATGCTGTCGTTCCTACGTTAGGCGTCTTGATGTTTGCGTTGTAGAAACACATGGACGCGCTGCAGATTAGAAACCGCTGGCTTCCTGACACATCAAATGCAGAGTCTGCTGTTCCATTGGTATTTCTCTGACGGTAGAGAAACGCGACGTACTCATCAAGATATCGCTCAGATGACTGTCGAGACGCAGTCGCATCTGAATTTAGGAAATTATAAATTCTCTGAGCGTGCGTCTCAGCGAAATCCAACACGACCTTCTCAAGAAGGAAGGGGTGGGAAATCAGGGTCGACATGTCCAGCGTTTGACTGCTAGTCGCGTGATACCGATTCGCGAACGGAGCCTGCATGGTGATGGTCGGCCAACCAACGACCGGAAGATTCGTGTTGGCACGCCTCTCCGCCTGAGTAGCGTAATACAGCTGATCCGGTGCAACGAACTGCTGACACCATAGATTCGTACCCGAAACAAAGATGTCCGGATTGGACGTCGTGACCTCCATCGAGTAATCGAACGGTAGCGCATTACCCGTGGCAGGATCCGTCAGTCCGATATCCTCCCACCGCTTATCAGCAAAATTGTAGTACCCGAATCCCGACACCCTGGTCTCGTAGAGCGAACCCTCGGTGTCAGAATCATTTCTCACAGAATTTCGAGTGAAGAGGTGATTCTGAGTCGCCGAGATGTCGATCCGAAGGATCGTCTTGCTCTTGAGACCCTCCGAGAAGCCCGGGAGGACAGCGTCAGACGTTCCTGTCAAGAAGAAGGTGCCTGTTGACTGTTCAGGTAAGCCATCCTCAATGAAGGGGCCCAAATTCTGCTCAGAGGGGCCCGGACGTAGCTCAACAAGGTGATCACCCAGACCCCTACGAACGGTTCCCACAGCCTCGATTGATCCTGTCCTGGTCCGCCTCGTGACGTGTGGTGACGTCACCGGTAGAACTTCCGGGTAGTTGAGGAGGGTCGTGCCGTCGGTCTCTGAGAATACTACAGTCTCCGTGTCGTCAAAACGGACGGCAGCCTTGCCGGAACGATTTGCGTCTCCTGTTCGAGCGATCGTTGGGTAAGAGCCGGTGACCGAGTCCCGGTCCCTCAGCTTTACTCTCATCGGAATTTCGATGAATCGGGTCGCCACGCTAGCTCCTCCTCTGACCCCCGAACGCGATCGAGTCGATCCCCTGAGTCACGTTTTGGTAGGTGAACCCCGTCCGAGCACTTCTCTGATCGTTCTGAGCGTAGTTATCCGTTCCCGGTGACATTGCCTCCAGGGCCACCAGCATGTCAGCACCTGTCGCGGTCTTATCGAACACTCGAATCTTTGGCCGTTGATCGTCGACAAAGGGAGACACCACCGCATCAGGTCGGGACCCAGTGATCGGAAGGGAGATCGCCCCCGCGTCAGAATCACCCATCCTCGTGGTCATGTCAATGAAAGGTGACACGACAGAAGGTGCCTTAAAGTCGAAGAGAGGATCGACGTGATCGTGTCGTCTACCATGATCCTCGTTACCGTTTCCCCACTCGCCCCTGATCGTCCGAACCTCGTGGGGATGATCAACTGAGGTGCGGGCAATCGACGCCTTGATGACGAACGGCTCAATCACTCCGTCTGCCTGACTAGGCTCACGAATGTTGACGTTGGTTAGGAGGGGCGAGTATCTCTCCCCTCCGCCCACGTCATTGATGTACAGGGTCGGACTGAACTTCGACACGTCATCAAACGGGGTGTCGAACTGAACCTCCCGCGCCTGGCCGAAGTTCTGATCCTCGGAGAAGCTTCCCGTCAGTGTCGGTTCAACAACCGGCGTGATCCCGCGTCTCGAGTAGAGACCCTGAGCGTAGATTCCCTGACGAAACTGATCGTACTTGGTCGTGTTGATGGCCGTCATGCTCCCCTCACCGTTCCAGAGTTCCGCCCGAGTCAAGAACCGTCGAGGTCACGCTTCCAACTCGCTGGGTCTCGTCAAGGTACTGGGAGTCACCCGAGTGCTTGACCTTCGCCCTCTCCAGCATGTGTGACTCGATCACGAAATTTGTCCCAAGATAGTTCGTCTTCCGGGGAAGGATCTGCTCGATGAACATACCGATCGAGGTGTCAAACCACTTGAAGAACTCAAACAAAGCCTTCAAATTCATTCGATCTGTCAGACGATTAAAGTAGACGTCTCGGATCTTCGTCAAGCCCGGATAATCCGGAGAGAAAGCTAGGTTAGGATCCCCTAGCACGTTGTCCAGATCGTCCAGCGTGGCGAAGATCGTGATGATATCCTCGTCTAGCGCGTCGACCACAGAGAAGTCGATCGTGAACCGAGTGTCGTCGTTAGGTTTCTCACTGGGGGTAATCTCATGGACCGGTGCGGCCTCAGCATCGTACTCATCGATGTTGTCCTGATCCAGGAAGCCTCGGATGCGGACCTTATTGTCCGTACCCGCCTCATCGAATCTCGGTGACAGGTGGCTGTAGTAGAACGTCTCAGGCTTGATCACGCGTGTGCTAGCTTCAAATCCCGAACCACTGAAGGAGTTCCTGTTCTGACTAAAGTCTATCAGCTTGATGTCTCCCGACGCGTCAGATTCCGTCACCGGCTGATCCATCGTTCCGTTCAGCCGAAGTCGTTCCCACGCTCCTGAAGATACTGTGTCAAAGTTGTAGTTCAACCGAGGATTTTCAACCCCTACGGATTTGAAATTTCGTATGTGCTCCTTCGTCTCAATCTCAGTCAGATCCTTCGACCAGAATCTAACCTGCGCCACCCGACCACTAAAGTCTGTGACACGAGCCTGATTACTAGCAGTCGCCTGACTGTTCAGAAAACGACCGGTGCTCGTGAAATCAATCGACTGACTTCCGATCACAATCATGCTTCCTGACGGATTGAATATGTTTCCGATCCGACTGTACATAATATCAGAAGTGTCGGGAGGGCCTAAACTGTCGTCGTGGAAGGTAGCTGTCGACACATACTCAGTGATCTGACCGTTAACCTGCCTGCCGGCCCGAATGAAATACGAAGCGGATACGAAGTTGTAACCGAAGCCACTAGTCGCTGTTTCCATCTTGCCAGGCTCAATCCTGCCCCACGTCACATGCCAGACATCTCCGTCAAAAATATTGACACCTGTCAGTGGCATATCAAGGTACACAGAACCTGTCACTCGAGCTGGACGAGACCACAACCTAAGACTACCTGATCCATCCGTGCCTGAGATCGCCAGAAAATTGTTGTACAGGTAAAAGGGACCATTCGACGATGTCGCCATTAGACGCATCAAACTCTGCGTGACGTAGTGTGATCCCGTCAGAAGACGTGGAAACTTGTACAGCCCCTCGAATGTAAACGATCCTGACGTTAGAAGACCGTCCTGAGTAGCGTCAGAGATCCCGTGAGGTGGGTAGGCACTCTTGTCGACCATGCTCCCCATGACGACAGGAAATCCCGTCTCAACCCGTGACGCTGACAGGAATCCGGACTGAATGAAGGGCTTGTTATCAGGAATGCCTCGTGCGTCAAGCGTCGACGAGACAGGTGCCAAGCTTCCTGAGAAATCCAACATGGCGGACACCTCAGTCTTCGTCACCCGAGCGTCCTCCAGGTTCCGGGTCGTCTTACCTCCAAACTCCCTGATCCTGAGGGACGTGTCGGGATTGATCCCGGTCGATCGGATCAGTGCCTTGACGGCGTGGATCGTTCCCTTTGACCGAATGATCTCCCGAACGTTGGTGAGGATCCTCCGCCAGAGCTGGTTCTGAACGCTCTGCAGTGCCTGCGTAGAGGTTCCGACATCCACTCCCAGATCCTCCGCATCCACAAACTGACTGATCGACGCTCCCGCGAAGAAGTTCGGAGCGTCAAAGCCGTAGTACTTAAAGACCTGCGGCAGGAACTGGTCGGACACCGTCCCATCATCATCGTAGTCAACGTGAAGAATGTTCGACAGGTGATCGTTCACGATCTTCTGCTCGTCGAAGAACTTCGCCCAGACGTACAGGAACGACGCCAGAATCTGCGCGCTTCCCATGATCCCAGTGCCCGGAATCCCGGTGCCACCGTAGGCGTCGCCGATCGTCCCGGTCACCTCCGTGAAACCCTCCACGTACTGGCCCTCCTGCAGGTAGTGGGGAGGAATCAGGTTCGTGATTAGGTTGGGATTGACATCATCATACGCGCTGGCCGACGTTAGCAGGTCGGCGTTGAGGGAGACCACTCCCGCGTACGCTGGGAAGAGAACTGGATTGTCCTCCAGCTTCTCGTGAGCCATCGGAACCGTGATCGATCCTGTGGACCTAAGAGCGTGTCCAAAGTTGGTGATCTGGCTGTGCAGGGAGTTCCCGGACGAGTCCAGGACGATGTTGCTTAGGCTTCCCAGGCTACCGGTGGGCTCGTTGAACTTGAAATACAGCTTCAGGTCGTCCGACGCGTAGATCCCCTTCATCCCCAACTGTTCCTGCTCGGTCACCTTGCGAAGGCTGTGGAACAATCGGAACTCATCGATCGCACCCGAGAGGGTTGTGACCGGTGTGAACACCGATCCGACAGCGACGTCCTGCGCGGAGCCGGATCCGATCGTCAACGGGCTCACCGCGAATCCGAACTTGCCAAACTCCTGAGGAGCGGAGGATGTGGCTCTCAGAACAGAGCCGCTGTAGATTCTGATCCTGTGCTCTGACGGTCTTCGATCCAGGGAGACCACAATGTGATTGAAGACGCCCTTGGTGATCGAGTAGGACTCGGTCATAAAGTGTGACCCAGAAGTCACCATGAAGACCAGATCACAGGCTGTCGTGGAGGCAGACTCCGAGATCGCCAGGGTGAATCCGTGATTAGAACCACTTAGCTTCTGAGCGACAACGGAGTTGTCGTTCGCCTCGCCGGGCACCCAAAGGTGCATCTCCAAGCTGAGGGAGTCCTCTCCCGGATCCAGGAGCGATCGACCTGTCTGATCCTTCGACAACGTAGGATACGATGAACCAGCAAAGTCGTTCACGTTGATGTAGGAGCCACCTCCTGCCGCGCCGCTACCCGAGAAGAAGAGGTAGCCAACATTCTTTGGGAACTGATCGTAAACGTACTTCTCAAAACCCGTTAGCTCATCAAGAAAGGCCTCCGCCTCCTTCCTCGTCCCGTCAAATGGAAACTCATTGATGATCTTGTTGAACGCGACATTAACGTTCACCTCTGCGCTATTGAAGAATGTGTGATTCTCGAATAGGCTCCAGTCCAACGGGATCTGCTGGGTGGACCGAACGCCCGCTCCCGGAGGATCGTACCGGAAGGACGCCGTGCTGTCAATGTTCGTATCCAATACGTCAGTGCTAGACGCCTGCACAACAGTCCCGTCACTGGTTGTGACCTGACGCGTGTACGCAGGCGTGAACAACCTCGGCTTCTTGAACCCGAGGACCGCCTTGGACGGAGCGATCTTCTGTGCGGGAGACATTACGACCCCACCCTAAATCGACCGCTCACATCAGTAAAGATCTGGTCGACGCCACGCTCTCTTACGAGAATCTCAAATGTGTACACCCGACCAGGGGTCAGGGAATCCATGTACAAGTCGAAGTACATCCCATCAGAGTCAGTCGACATCCGCGTGGAGTTGTACGTCGTGTCAAACGGAATGACGATGTCCCCGCTGTTGAAGTCCCGCACCCGATAGTGCATGTCCCTGAAGATCACACTCTTCGCCTCGATCGGAAGCTTGAGAAGCTGGAAATCCTCTGCAGCGTCGTAGTCAAATGCGAAGACCCTGAAGCGGGCTAGGGTCGTCTTTGAGTATTCACCCATCGTATTCGTGATGGAGACGTCCAACCTTCGTTGCTCTCGAGAGTTGGCCGACGGAACAATCGCCTTAATCACCAGGGTGCTTGACAGGTACGGGACGGTGCCGTCCAAGCTTCCCCAGACCTCGGTGAAGGTGGCCGATCCAGCATTCCGAATCTCAGTCACCAGATCTGTGTCATTCGATGGAAGAGCAAAGGACGCGGAGTACAGTCCGGCAATGTTGTTTCCACCCACCTGATGTTGGGACGCTGTAAACGACTGGGAGAACGTTCCCGAGACCAAGGTCAGAAGCATGCAGTTGAGCCCTGACACCTCTGATAGGCTCGATCCAGACAGAATATTCGCCGGAATACCCCGTTGATAATTCGACAGGAACAGGCTGCCTGTCAGATCGAAGAAGAAATTTTCGTGATCATCCTGAACAGTATCGTCGAACTTGATCAGGAGTTTGGGTGTCTTCTGGAAATTAGTGGAGTGTCGGGAGATAAATCGCTTGACGAATCGGGTCCGAGTGTCCGTCTCCTGGCTTCCGGTAAAGGCGATCCTGAAACCGTGATCTGGGATCAGGTTAGCAACTGTGGCAGAGACCACCGTCGTCACATTCACCAGGAGATCCTCTTCACCTGTCCTAAAAACCTGGGTGCCTTCCAGTGAAACCACACCAGCACCCACATTTCCCTCGTCCATCGCGTCGGTGTCAATGTCACCCAACGTACCGATCGCGTTCGCGCCGGTCACGGCCCAAGCATCGATTCCAGAGCTCTCAGATGCCGTCACCCAGTTAGCAGCGTCCAGATCACGAAACTCAACAAGATCGCGTCCAAAGCCCTCATCAAACGATCGGGATAGAGGCATGACGGTGAGGGTGAAATTGGTCGGAACTGACTCCCCACCGTAGACGTCCGACAGGTGCATGATCGCCTGAAAGTTTGTCAGGTCAAGGATGCTAGCTGTCAGTGCTCGCAGTGGATTCAGATCAAACTTGATCAGGATTCTCGACACCTCAGACGGATTAGTGGACCCAGACAGGGTGGACTCAGCGTACAGCTTAAAAAGATCCAGCGTGCCTGCCTGACCGACATTACCGTCTGTTGCTCGAAAGTTATTTCGAACGATCTTGTTGGTAACATACGTGTCCCTACTAGCCGTCAGGATCCTGTACATTTACTTCTCCTTAGGAGGCGTTTCCGACGATGTCAACGCCAGGATACTTGACCTCAAAGATACTCCCCGGAGGTCCGATCACAAGGCCCTTGACAGTATTCGAGGGAACATTGAAATTGACGTCTGAGTACGTCCGACCCAGGATGATGCCTGACTTACTAGAGACCTTCAGGTCGATGACCGACACCACACCCGTGCCATTGATGATGATGTTTTGCACCTCTGACAGGTTGATCGGTGAGTCGATCTGAAAATTCTGAACGTTGAAGTACCGGGTGAGATCTGAGATCACACCCTGAACGACAGTGTTCTTGTTGGATGATGGACTGACAGCCACGTGAAAATCCACACCGACATTGACAACTTGTGCATCCAGAATGTCGATCGCGTCGGAGATCAACCTGTACTGATTGAGATACGTTCGCAGATTCTTCTTGAGAGTGTCGGGTGACGTGATGAGCTTCTTGTCACTGTTTCGACTGACAATGAATAGCTGCGTGGCCAATGGATTGTTCGGATTCGACCTGACCCCTGCACGAAATACCCGACCAAAGTTGGCAGGCATCGTGTAAACCCTAGCAAGCAAATCCTCCCGGGTCACGATCCGCTCCTGCGCATTTCGTGCGGCTGGAACCTTGTCCCGAAGGTCATCCAAGGTGAGGGCATCATCCCCTCCCTCTGCCTCTGAATCGTTCTTCACGTCAATCGAGCTTCGAACACTCTGCGCGACAGACTGGGATACGCCACCCGGAAAATTGATGAGCAAGCTGCTAACCGTCCGAATCGAGGTCGCGCTCACGTTGTGGGTCAGCCCGCCACCATAACGATACTTCACAGTGATCGACGTGTTGATCGGAGCAATGCCCAGTGTCTGGGTCCTGAGCAGGCTTCCCGGATCAATTGAGAATCGAGAAAATGTCTTCTTTCCGTAGAGTGGAAGGGCCAATTCGCTGGGATCGGGAACAATGTCGTCATCCAGAGTCTCAGCCCGACCTCCACCAAACTGCAGGGAGGTGAGCCCTGTCTGAAAGCTCATCTCACTCGTGAAGCGGTAGGGTGCCGGAAGAAGCTCCAGGCTCTTCTCAACAAGCTCGTCATCGTCATCGGTATTGAGAACACCCCGAAAGACAGTGTCCTGAGTCAAGGAAGACACCTCGTAGTACTCATTCCCGTCAACGTCAGTCACGGAGATGATCTCAGTCACATTCTCCTTGGACAGGGTGATCTTTCGGAACGGAACGTATGTGTTAGGAATCCGAAACGACTGGGTGGTGACGGTTCCGGACACACAGTCACCCGTCAGACTGAGAATGTAGGAAGTCGGGTTTCCATTCGAGTCTGTCGTGTAGATCTTCGTGGTGGCGACGATGGCTCCGGTCGTGTCAATCTTGCCGAAGTCCAGGTCCTCCGTTAGCTCGAACGTCACTCCATTGTTCGCCTTGAGGACTGTGCCCTCCCGAATGTTGGGCAGGGCTGTCGCCTGGGGCTGGATCTTTCCTGTACTAAGGGTCTCCGCGGGAACCTCGACATAGAACGTGACCTGTGCGACAGCGGGAGCGGCTCCCGTGATCTCCACGCCCGCGGACCGGATGTGTCGCTCGACATTCTTGGTCTCAACAGCAGTCTCAACGTCTAGCTCACCAAACTGGTGATCCAAGTAGAACGAGTTGACATCCCCCACAAAGGCGGCAAAGTCGAGCAGGAGGCCGCCCAGGGATGCTTCACTAAAGTCCTTGATCCGATCCGGAAAGTAGATCTGCGCGTACTGAAGGAGCTCCGCCCGAAAGGCATCAAAATCCTTGTTCAGGTATGACCGATTTCGAACTGGCCTGATCCTCTTCTTGACATCGAATGCCACCGTCTCTCCTTAGCCTGCGAGGTAGAACGTGAGCTCGATGCCCTTGTTCTGAACGTTCAGGGAAGGTACGTTGTAAAGTATCCGCAATCGGATCTTGGCAGTGTTCTGATTCTGCTCCTGATCGATCGTGTACTCAAATTGTTGAAGCTCAATGTAGGGCATGTACTTCGAGACCGCGCCCTTGACACGGTTGGCCACCTCAGACTCAAAGAGCTCACTTGAGCGGGTCAGCTCCATCGTTAAAGCTCGAAGGTTCGCACCGAAATCGTGAAATCCTAGTCGCTCACTGTGATTCGTCAACAGGAGATTACGAAAGTTGTCCTGGATCTGATCGGCGACGCTGAAGTGCATGGCGAAGATGCCGTCAGACTTGTTCCCCAAGGAGAGGGGTGTCCTGATCCCGATCGGAACAACGGGTGCGGACGTCGTGAACTTACGATCGGTAGATAGATCTCCGACGCTCTTGAAGGTGGGCACACTTCCTCCTATCGGTAGGTATCCCACGATCAGATCTCAAGAGTGAATGATCACTCTAATATCTCGATGAGCTTAATTGTGAAACTGCACCCATATTGCACTAGGGACATATCATCAAGCTCAACAAGCTTGCTATGTCGAACGCAGATTTTGTCATTCACAGTGAACTTTCTGACAAAGTTCACCGTTGTTGTACCAAAGCCACAATCACGGGCTGATGTTCTGTGATACGTGAAACCCTGACCCCTTCGAATCCACGACCAACCATTCGACCCACTAACAGCTGCAACCCAATAACAGAGATTCCGATCTGTGCCAGTGACAACTGTCGCGGAGACTGTGTACGTAACATCATAGATGCCCGTCGACTTGATCACGTACGCCTGATCTCCCGTATCCCAGTCTACAAAACTAGATGTAACAACCGTATCAGTGTAATCAAAGGGAACGGGTGTCTCAGGAATGCTAGCTGACGTTGCAGTGACGGCAACGGAATCCTCAAAAGTAATTGTGTCATTTCCATCGTTAAGCCTCGTCTCAACATGATTTGACAGAAGCTTCCACCTCGCTTCATTGTTTGTTGTATCCACAGCCCTAAAAACTGCATCCCGATTCGGATTTATCCACACCGAACCGGTCAGAAAATTTTCTGAATCGTCATCACTTGGTGTGGGATTTGTCGACCCATAGTGATCCCGTCTGAGAATCCAGGTATTGTCTTCGAGACGTATGGGTGTTCCCGATTCTGGATCGCTGTCACCCAGAGCCTCCAGGGCGGCGAGGTCATCTGTTAATCTAAGCGTCGGATTACCCGACACTCCGTTTCCGTTGGCCCACGTTAGACCCTTGCCGCTATTTGTTCCTGCGGGTGAATCCACCACAAGTGCTCTTACATTCCAGTCGTCGTCGTCTACCCGAACCGCCAGCCCCGTCCCTGACAGACCCTCGACAGCAGCGACGTCATCGGCCAGGGCAATTGTCGGATTTCCTGCCTCACCACTGCCGTCAGTGATCGCAAGTCCGTCACCTGACTTCTTAAACCGTCGAACTGTCCACTCGCCCTTTTCCTTCTGGACAACCAAGCCCGTTCCACTCAGGTCATCCAAGCCCTGAAGAGAATCTGGAATGGTGGTGGGTAGGACTTCGGACGTACTATCTGCTGCGGTCGCCTCAGTCCTGTCGTCTCCCACGAACTCTCCGATCGCCTCAGAAATCTGATCCGAGAGATCACGAATCGTTCGCTCAACTGCATCCTTAGAATCCTCAGGAAGGTCTGCGGAGATCAGGGACGAGAGAGCATCGTTGATCTTGTCCTGCAGTGTTCTCACATCTCGTGACACGTTACTCTCCGAAGATCCGGCTAGATCGGGCCTCATCTAGCTTCTTCTTGAGAAGCGTCAGGCTCGCGAGCGCATCGGTCACTCCTTTGTCACTCGTCAGAGCAGCCTGAAGGGATGGGCTCGGTCCTCCGGTAACCGGAGGATCTGGGATCGGGAAGGTCAAGAGAAAGACTGACATGAGATCGCTCATGATCCCAATCAACTCCTCCATCTGCGACTTGTACTTGCTGAACTTGATATAGGGCTCAGAGCCTCCCTTTCCTGGCCCCTGTCCACCTGGACGACCGATGTAGATCATGTTGCCGTCGATTCGAACGGTCCCATCAGGTAGCATCAGGATGGCAGACTGATCACCTCCGGGCTCGCCCTCCTTGACAAGACGGACACTTCCGTCCTCCCGGGATACGAGGCGAACCTCGTCAGACTTCATGATCACGTACGGCACTCCGGAGACAGCCGGAGAGCCCGTATCAAAAGGTTTTGGGTACTTGTTCGTTAGGCCCAAACCCTGGTCACCGTCGGAACGCATGGAGACAAGAAGTCTGGACGCGTCGTTGATTAGGTCGGGCTCACCCTCCTGCGGATTGTCAGACTTGCCCCTCTGTTCGGGATCCTTGTCAGTCTCAAGATTTCCTCGAGCATTCTCAACGACACGAGGCGCGGTACCTGACGGATCTTCGCCCTGAGCTGGGATCGGGCGGCCACGGCCCGCAACGATGTCGATCGCACCTGACTCAGGCTGTCCGTCTCCCTCTCCTGTTCGATCCTCACCCAGAACGACCAGAGTATTGTTCGAACCCTGAAGGACCGTGTCACCGGGTCTCTTTGTGAATCGCGGAACGGGCTCTGGAACAAACTCCTTGTACGCGTCAGACTCGTTAACGATCTTCTCGTAATCGCCCTCTCTGGCTAGTGACAAGGATGACCAGGTACTTCCGCCATTTGGAAAACCTGGAGTCTCGTTCTTGCCACCCTGAGCCCGATCACTGGTGGACAGCTCAGCTGACCTGTCGAACTTTCGATCGCCGTGAGTGTAGTTCAAGTCATCGACGGATCTCGGCTCCGGAACCCTCCAGAGCCAGTAGCCCAGACCGGTTGAGATCTCCTCGTTCTCAAACATCACCCAAACTTGCTCTCCAGGTTTAGCAGGCAGGGCAATGTGTGGAGGCAGGAACGGGTAGCACAAAAATGGCGCGATGCTCTTCCGATCGCGAGCATTTGTGATGATCCGGACGATCACGCTTCCACGAGGAGCGTCCCTGAGGTATGTGGGATTGACGATCATCTCCTGAAGGGTAGTCAGCCTATCCTCGCTTAGCTTTCCCGGATCGCCCAAAAATTCGACGATCACACCCCTGTAGAAGTGGGCAGGGGGCGACAGACGACGGATCCTCTCGATCTCTTGATCAAATCCCGTCGATGGATGAAGGATCCGACGACGGATATCCGACCCTCTTCGGTCGGTGCCGGACATCAGCCCTCCTTCTTCTCAATCTCAGCCCAAATATCCTCAGGATCGAACTTCTCCTCCTCGTCCTGCGCCTTCTGAATCAGCTCAGCCAGCTTGAGAAGTTGATCATTTGCCCTGGACATTCTCTCAATGTACTTGGACAGGATGGGACCCGTTAGGTGGTGATCTCCTGGCTTGCCCTTCACACCAGCCACCAGCTCAAACAGGAGGGCGTAAGCGTTGCGTCGATCCTGAATGGCGTTCTCGTAGATGTGAAGCCAGAGAATCTTCTTCTTGTCATCCAAGGAACTGATCTCCGCCAGCATCGACTTGAATTCCTGGAGTCGACTGTCCTCCTTCTCTAGGGACGAATCAATCCCAACTCCAATAACCTGTTCAACCGCGGTCTGATCCACAACGCCTCCAGCAGATCAAAATATGCCGAAGTCGTCAGTTCTAGAAAGCTCTCTGTAGTGCCGACGGATTACCGACATCGCGATCGACAGCTTCTTAGGAGTAAGTCCTGAAATCTCTCTCAGGTAGACGAAGATGGCACGCTTATTCAAGAAGTCAAGATCATCCACCCGATTGAAGATCTCCAGGATGGAGTCGATGCAGGCGATCTCATTCTCATTACTCACCCGAAGCTTGATCTCCTGAAGGAGTGCCTGAATCTCCTGAGGGCGATCCTTCATGATCATGACGTCATCCGGACCCGGAAGGTATCCGAACTTCTCGATCATTCGCTTCTCAGCGTAGCTTAGAGATGTCTCATCATCTAGGCTGATGTGTCTTCGATTATTCTTCTTGCGCTTCTTCGTCTGAATGATCAGGTAGTGTTTGGCAACCACATTGAAATATGAAAAAGCTTTTGTTCCTCGGGCCGGATCCCACTTTTCAAGCGTCACGTAGAGGTGAGTCACGCAATCATTTCGAAGGGTCTCAAAATCCGTCCCCTTCGCGAACCCGTGCATGAAGATCAGATTCTCTGCCAGCTGCGTGAATGCCGGAAAGATCTCCTTAACGTAAAGCTCTTCCCGCACGGCAAGATCATCCGCCTGCTGGTAGGCAACGATCGCGTCCTGCGTGCCCTGGTGGAAGTACATGTTCCGCTTCTTCTTCACCCGTCTCCGCTTCTTGACGTACGCCACCCTTAGTCCTCCTCGTCCTCAAGCTCCTGAATCGCACTCATATCTATCGAAGCAAGAGCGTTGGCAACGTAGAGGACAGCACCTCGAGCAGAATGAATCGTGCTCACCGCGTGCCTGACCTCCGGACTATCGAAAAAAATCTCCTTCTCCGCGATCTTAGTCATCTCACCGTACAGATTATCGAGAATGTCAAGACTCTTCTCGATTGCATCCTCAGTGCTGAAGATGATCCTCGCAAGCCTGAGATTGAACGCGATCGATACAGCCAGCAAAAAGCCCAAGATCCCGACGGACACGACCAGCAGCACCGCGAGAATCAGTACCAAGAGTCCCAAGCAGATCGCGAGAATCGTGAGCCAGCTCATCGGAAAAGGTCCCCAAGAGCCTGATCGTAAAGCCCGTTGATCGCAACCTGAGAGAATGATTCTCGAATCTTAGGGGCCAGCTCTCGCGCCCACTTCTCTGGTATCTCAGGACGAATCCTCATCTTGTGTAGCTTTCGCTTCGCATCCTCCTCATCAGGCATCGCCCATCGGGCACCTGTCATGAAGATCTTGCTATCCACCCGATTCTCCGGAATGGGAGACAAGGTGTAGCTGACGGGGATGAACCGTCCCATGCTCAGAAAGTCCAGATGACCCGACCAGTTCGTCACGATCACAGGAAGTCCTGAAGCAGCTGCCTCCAGCAGAGGAAGACCCCACCCCTCTCCTCTTGTCAAGCTCACCAGGGCCCTGATCGATGGATGACGATACAGGGCAGCCATCTCCTCCGAGCTCATCTCACCGTGCAGGAGGTGGATCCGGGGATAGGGTCCTCGCTTGATCTGGCTCAACGCACCGCTCAGAGATCGTCGTGTGATTGCCTTGTCAATTGTCGTTCCGCGTGCGCTATTCGTCTTAATGATTAGGCCCACGTCAGGATCGTCCTTGAATTGCTCACAGATCCACTTGAGAGCGAGAAAGCTATTCTTTCGATCATTTCCAGGATCATTTCCAGTGATCTGACCGATCATCAGAAAGTTGAACTTCGATTTCAGGTCAAGCGGAAGCTCAGGTAAGTTTTCCTGAGCGACCTGATCGATGAATGCCTCAGGAATCACGTGTAACGGTTGCGTGATGATGCCCGTATTCTCGATCACTGACTTCGTGAATGTTGACGGAACCACGAGGTGGGACATCTTGTTCGCTGCGACGATCCACTCTGGATTGCACGTCTCCGTCTCAACCCAGGCGGACACGCCCACGTTCACGTTCCCCAGATTGGGATCCCACTCATTGGGAAGTTGCACCTGAATGGTTACGTCAGGTCGACCGATCTCCTCGGGTGCACGTGACTTCTCCATGATCTGTCGGACGAGACCGCTCTCAGCGTCCGGGTTGATCATCCAGGACGTGTTTCCCCAGGGAACGATCTGGACGATCACGTTCACGGGTTGCGTCAGAAGCCAACGAAAGATCTGTCGAGAATGGACGCCGTAGCCGCTGATCGAGAGAAGGGGAGCTCGAATTAGAACAGTCTTCATGATATCCTCAGAGCGTCTCAAGGGTCCAGCGGTGCTTTCTATTCCTGAACCGCTCAATGGTCTCATTCAAGGAGTCGTGCCACTGGTCGATGGTCGTCTGGAGGGAGAACTCTGACAAAACGTACTGCCTCGCCTTCGCTCCGATCTGCCGACGACGGATCGGGCCCATCTCGTACATCTCCATGAAGGATTGGGCGATCGTCTCGACCGAGACGTAGTCCTCGTAGATGTAAGGAACCTGCTGGCTGCCCACGAGCGTCCTTAGCTCAATGTCAAGTCCCACTCCGTGCACAGATCCATCACGATGATCGACAACCTGTCGGGTCATTCCACCCGTCTTCGTCGCGATGATCGGCTTGCCACACTGCATCGCTTCCAGGGTTCCCAGGCCAAAGCCCTCCGCGAAGCTGATGTTGACGTAGAAGTCAGCAATGTTGTGGAGAACGTTGATCTTGTCAAAACCCAGTCGATCTTTCGAGAAGAAAACATTGTTGACAATCCCAAATCTCTCTGTCGTAGCAAAGAGGTTGGGACCCTCACTGTCGAGCGGGTCAGTGTGAAGGAGAAGGGTCGCGTTCCGATGACCGTGCTTTGACTCCAAATCATCGAGAAACTTTGACCAGGCCATCAAGAGATCGTTGGGCCGCTTTCTCTTAGCATTCCGATTGATCCAGAACCCGATGAAGTGATCCACCCTGTCCGCCCCCAAGATCTGGGCGCGAGCCTGTCGGATGTTCTTCTCAGGAATCGGAAAGTAGACATCCTCAGGTAGCGCGTGAGGAATGAACTTGGTCTTGTTCAAAAAGTCCTGAGCGCACATCTGATATGTCAGATGGGAGTGACAGTTGATCGCGTCCGTCGCCTCGTAGAGAGGGTAGTTGAACTTCGGGATCGGGTAATTGTCCCAGACGTGCCACCAGACGATCGGACAGATCTGGTGAATCTCATCTTCCATCTCAAAGAGCCAGATAAAAAATCTGGGATCAGTAAAGATGAATAGGACATCCGGCTGCTCCTGAGCAAGAACCAGGCGCAACATATCACGATTACCGAATCCGTCAATCGGTCTGATGATGAAGTCGTCACTCACCCTCACCAGGTCGTAGTTGGAGTGCTTAATGGCCGCGCCCAGCTGTCGGACCGACCACTCTCCCTTCGCGATAAGACCATTGATCAGGTGCCTCGACTGAACGCCCACCCCTGATGTGGATAAGGCGTGATCCGAGATCATCAGGATCTTCTTCTTTTCTGGCATGCGCCTTCCTGAGACAAGATAACTGCTGTGCCAATCTTACCCGTCTCAGGTGAGTCGTTTAAGCGGAGTTCAAAGATTGATCTTGCAGTGCTCGGTGCCCTTGAACTCACAGAACGTGCACGCGTACCGATTCTTGAGAGCACGGCCGGATGACACCATTCGGATCATATTTCGAAGCATCTTGTGAGCCTTCTCGATCGTCTTGGGCCCCGCTGATACATCGAAGAACTGAATCCTCTTTTTGGAAACGTCACGACGAAGGAGGACGTACCCACACCTAACATCCTTGATGGGAATGTCGTTCTTGATCGCCCAAAAGTACTTGTACAGGACAACCTGCATGGTGGTGTACTTGTCCGATCTCTTCTTTCGGTCCCAACCCCGCTTGGGTGCGGTCTTCCAGTCCAGAATCCAGTAGATCCACTTTCCCCGCTTCTTGACCCGAATGATCGCGTCCACGTATCCCTTGAACTTGAGCTGTTGATCCGGAATGGGCTCGGACAGATCAGCCTCAGCATCCACAAACTCCCATTCCGGAAACGTCTCGTCCAAAAAGGCTGGGATCGCCTCAAGAGTTCCCCGTAAATTTTTGACCCAGGACTCCAGGTCGGTGTCGGCGTAGGAGGGCCAATCAGGACCGTTTGGATATCCACGTTTCACCCAGAGCTTTCGAAACTCTGCCTCCGCATCGTCAACGTTCATGACGCGGGTTCGTAGATACGCTTCCGACGTGTTATGCGTCAGAGTACCGTAGTCGGTGTAGACGGTGTCCCCAACCTCCTTGAGGCCCAGAACGTACCGAAGGTGGTGTCGCCACGAACACTCTCCCCACGTCTTAAGCTCAGAGAAGGAGACATGCTCTCGATTTGTCGGGTAGTTCTTCACACCCGAATCATACTACGCACCCAGTCGATGTTCTAAACGAACAGAATTGTCTCAGGTATCAGATTGCCTGATGAGAGTGTACGTGAACTTATTCCCATACTTCCCTGACGATCTCTCGCACAGGCCCATGAACTCGTCAAAATCACCTGAATTTTTGAAGACCTGACATCCCGCGGACCATCGACCTACCGACTCACTCTCTCCGCCCCGCTTAGAACGGTGGATGTTGATCCCGTAGTATCCCTCGTGAATGTGCCCCTCATCCCAGTCCAGAACGTCATCCCGATCAGCATCCCTCCAGACCTTCACAGCACCCGACCTCTGGATCAAGGCGTCGTAGGTCTTGTGCGTTCCGATCTCATACGCTGACCTATACTGGCCTGGAACCAAAATCGCTGTCCCCTTCACGTTCATCGGGCTCTTCAGGTAGTAGGTCCCTGGATCAGTCGTAACCCGATAGCTGTAGACCTCCCACTGCTTACTAGCACTCCTCTGGATAACGAGAAGGGCATCGTCAAATTTTCCAGAGCGCGGATTAGCAGATCGAATACCAACAATGTTGACATTAAACGATCGATCTCCGTCAAAGAACACGTAACCCTTTTTGGCGAAGAGGCGTCGAATCTGATCAGCGATAATCTCCGCGTGAAGCCCAATAATCTTCATATCGCACCTAGTAGCTGTCAATCATACTGGAAAGATCACGACTCGGAACCCACTCGAGAACATGCTCAAGAAGATAGACGTCCGCCAAGGTCTCAAGGGCCTCCGCAGGACGATCAGAAATGTGGGTGATCTGGCCTCCCACCATGCGAGCAACATCAAGAACAGAGTAGTTCTTTCCCGTTCCCACATTGAGCCTGACGAACCTACCCTCCCTCTCCGGTAGAACACAGAGAGCGGCCCTCACATTGGCCTCAACGACGTCCAGAACGTACGTAAAATCTCGTCGCTTCTCTCCCGTCCCAACGACGGTAAGCGGCTTTCCCGCGTCCCTCTGCTTCTTGAAGATTCCGATGACGGGAGCGTACTCACCCTTGAGTGGCTCCCGAGGGCCGTAAACGTTGAAATACCTGAGAACGACTGTGGGAAGCCCGTAGAGTCTCGCGTAGAGCTCACACAGCTCCTCTCCCTGCAATTTTGACAGGGAGTACGGATTAAGACAGTCAGTTCGCTGGTCTTCTCTGAGAGGCATCCAGTTTTTTCGACCGTAGACCGAACTACTGGCGGAGTAGATCACCCTCTTGACCCGGGCACGTCGACTGTGCTCAAGAACGATCTGGGTTCCGATCGTATTGTTCATAAACGTGTCACTCGGATCCTCGATTGTCGGCTGGATCCTCGCCCGTGCGGCCAGGTGGAAGACGTAGTCCACATTCTCGTACAAGCACGCCGTCGCAGGATCCCGAATGTCCAGAACGTAGTTGGACGCGCCAGGAAACTCGACAAACGACTCATTCGACACAGCCGAGTGATCGTCGATCACCGTGACCTTGCAACCGTCATTCAGGAGACGCTCGACGATGTGAGATCCGATAAAACCGTGCCCACCTGTGACCAGGCACCTCGACCCGTACGGTATGATCCAGCTCACTCAATCCTCCGAAACTGCCCTACCAACCTGCCTCTCCCAATCCCTATCATCCCGAACCTCAGCATTCTTGTCCCAGACTCCCTGCATGACAGTCGTCTTGACTCCCAGCTGTCGGGCCAAGAACATCAGAGCGTTCAGGTCCTTGGGGAAGCAGTGACCACCGAAACCGAAGTGCCCATCAGGACCGGGAACGGACAGGTGTGTCTTGCCAAGTCGCGGATCGTGAAGGCCGTACTCGACAACCTTGTCATAATCGATCCCGAGACCCTCGCAGATCTGGTACATCTCATTCGCCCAACTCACCTTAGTCGCCAGCAAGCTGTTGGTGAAGTACTTCACCGTCTCAGCGATTGTGGAACTGGTCTTGATGATCTTGACTTCCGGAAATGCACGACGGAAGGTGTTCTTGACGATCGTGGATGCCGGTCTAGGTCCTCCCACGATGATCCTGCTCTGGGTCCGCATATCCTCCAGAGCGCTCACCTCCATCAGAAACTCCGGACTGAAAACGACGGTAAGCTTTGTTCCCGCGTACTTCTCATTCCACCGCTCTGTAGAACCCGGAGGAACTGTCGACTTGATGACCGCGATCAGGTCGCGATCAACAGATTCTGATGCCTCGCTTAGCTCATCCAGGACGCTCTCAACGATTGAGAGATCAGCTTCACCCGACCTTCTCATGGGTGTTGGAACACAGACAAATACGACAGGCGATGCCCTCTTGTAAGACAGCGCGTTGACGAGATGCTCGACCGACCAGGGAGCAGCTCCCTGCCTCCAGTGGGAACCCGGAACGTACACACCCGCCTTATCGTAGGTGTACACGTTGAATCCACGCTCCAGAAAAACTGTCGTGAGGCTACCCCCAACGAAGCCCTGACCAATCACACCGATCGCAGGTCTTGTGTCCCTCTCCATCACTCCCCCTTCTTGCTCACGAGAACCTCCAGCTCCGGAAGCCAGAGGTGATCGATGTTGGTCCGCAAGTAGCAGTTCAACGCGTGCTCCACCGTCTCACAGATAGGTTCCCGGTCGTTGAAGCTGGTATTCAACAGGATCGGAACTCCCGTCCGATCCTTCCAGGCTGACAGGAGGCTGTGATAGATTGGGTTGTCCATCTCAGACACTGACTGAAGCCTGGCCGTTCCATCAAAGTGGATAACAGCAGGAATCTTGTCTCGAACCTCAGGTCTGAAGGGAACGACGTGGCTCATATACGGACTCTCAATGTCCCGAGTAAACCACTCTCCCACATCCTCGCGTAGGATCGAGGGGGCAAAGGGCCTGTACCACTGACGATGCTTGACCTTCTGATTGATCTGATCCTTCATGTCAGGGGATCTAGGATCTGCCAGAATGCTCCGGTTGCCCAGAGCACGACGACCCGACTCTGACCGACCCGTGAAAATCGCAACGATCTTCTGATCCTCAAGCAGGTCGATGACGTCGCTCTCGGACACAATTCGAGTCTCTACAGCACCGGACATGACGTACGGCATCAGGTGAGCCTGAATGTGCCTGGTCGTGTACTCCTCACCCAAGTACGGGGAAAGGTTGTCCTGCCAGTCGATTCGAGGATTTCCCAGCTCGTGGTGCCAATGGTACTGGGCCGCTCCTAGACTAAGCCCGCCGTCGTAAGGCACCGGCGGAATGAACACATTGTCAATCCGATCCGGGAACCAGTCGTAGATCTTGCCCACAACGACCGAGTTGAGAGCGACCCCTCCGGACAGGCAGAGGTTTCGACTGTCAGTATTCTGCAAAACAGCTGTGAGAAGCTGCCGAATCATGATCTCAGTTGCCATCTGCAAGCCCGCTGCCAGGTCGTACCTTGTCTGATCGTCTGCATCAGCCAAGTCGGTGTACCGACCCAGATACGGATGCCTGGGATCGTTACCCGTATAAGCTCCCCTCGGTTGACCCTTGGGCTTTTGGGATGCAAGCAGGAGATCCTTCGTCAGCATCTGCCAAAAGTCATTAACAAATCGAGTGCGATCGCCCATCGCGGCCATGGCCATGACAGACCCAGCCTGGTGGCCTCGTGGCCAACCATTCTGAAGTCGAAAGACCGACCTTGTGACCCGTGTCCAGAGGCCTCCGATATTGACCTTGTGCGAAGGCCAGATCTTTCCTGGGTGGATCTGGGTTCCCGAACCTGCCCAAGCGGTCGTGGCAGATTCGAAACCATCCTGTGTCTCCACGCCACCCCCGTCGATGGTGACGATCGCAGCATCGTCGAACTTGCTGCTGTAGAATGCGTGGGCGGCGTGAGCGAGATGGTGACCGTACGGGTGAACTCGGTGACCGCTTAATGGCCAAGGCCCCTCACGCATCTCCAGGAGAGAGCTGCCAAAACACGTGACAAACTCATCGATGTCGTCAAGCTTGCCCCAGGTATCCATGAGAAGTTGGACAGAGTCACCCTTCGGCTCCTTCTCGCGGATGTATCTCTCCAACTCTGCGTGGATGATCGGTACACCATCCTCCAGGACACAGCAAGAGCAGTCATGACCCGACCACAGACCAGCGATTTTCACTCAACACCTCCGAACTGTTCAAATGAGACAATTCGTTTAAGGCTCACGACTGGAGCCAATCTAAAAATTCAGGATCGTCTGTGCACTCACCCTCAAGAGAGCTCGTAAACGACGGATCATCAAGTTCGACCCAATCATCTGAACTAGCAGTCTCAGGTCGGATCGGGTTCTTTAGCCAGGCGCCCCACTCGTCCAGGAACGGCTTGAAGCCCACCGGTCGGACCAGCTCCTCAATGCCTACCGGAACGGCACGGTCAGCGTAGGTTTCCACGGCGATCTCGAATGGAATCATCTCGTAGTACCTGTAGCTGTCCTCCTTGGGGCTCCAGTACTGGCCATATCGTCGATTCTTTCTAACCCGTGCATTCGTTCCACGTGGATCGGTGTTGATCGTGATGGCAGGTGAGATCACAGGCTGAATCGGCTTCCACTCCACCTCACCCTGAGCTTTCATCCTCGCGACCTTCTCCAGCATTCTCGTCTCTGAGTCCTTTCCGCCCTCGTGATTCTGGTTGGACTCAGACCACGGGAGAATCCTGTCAATGACAGCACGGGAGTAGAAGACGTCTCCCGCACCCGCGACAGGATCCCTGTGCATGTCGAGAACAAACTTGAACGGTTCGTCCTCGGTCGACAACGGAATGAGGGTGTGAGACTCATTCGTCGAACGCCGCTGAGCATTCAAAATGATCGAGCCGACCTGATCAGCGTGGGCCTCCGCGAATCTCACGTACTCAGCAAGCCATCCACCTTCCAGAACGAACTGCATGTCACCCTGAAGCGGGACAATGAATTCGCCCTTTGCTAGTCGACAGATCGTATTCAGCCCCCGGGCGAACTCGTTGGAAGGATCCCTCTCCTTCTGACGAATGACTGTGAACCCCCGATCCTCCAGCTCAGACAAGTACTCCTCGGTCCCAGCCTCAACCGACGCGTTGTCCACGACGATGAGCTCCTTGCTCGGAAAGTCCGCCGTGCTGATGAGGAGGGACTCCACACAACTTCGAAGGTAGTAGAGACGATTGCAGTTGACGACACCAAACGTGACCTTGGGCGTGCTCATTTCTTCTCCAGGACGAGAAACAGGATCCCGTTCCACCACTCAGCCATGTCACCGAAGACTCCCGGTGTTGATCCGGGATTCGCCTGACCGTAGTGGGAGAAGACAACGTCGTACATCCCCTCCTTGATGGCTAGTCGGGTCCCGAGCTGAACACGGTGGTCATTCCAGTCGTCAATGATCATGATAAAACGATCTGCCAGAATCGGTTCAAAGTACTTGAGCGCTTGAAAGTGATCCTCGACCTCATGCCCACCGTCATAGAAGTAGACATTGATGTCGTGGGGCATCTTGGACAGATCTGCTTGGAAACAGTCGCCTGACATGAGATACCAATCACTGGGTTCCTCAGTAGGTTTCTGGCCCAGGCACTTCTCACAGTTCTCGAGAAAAGCTTCCTTTCCTCCCTCGTTCTTCTGCTCAAGCCACAGATCCATTCCGACCGCCACTTCCGGGCTGTTCCCAAACATCGCTGAGACGTGAGTTGAACCTGCGGCTGTCCCGACTTCCAGGTATCTCGTGTCCTCGAAAGAACAGACACTGTTGAGAAAGTGCCGAACCTTCGGCGACGACATTCCCTCGAGCTGAATGATCTCAGGTGGCAGACCTGATGCTAGCTTCTCAGCATTCAGCACTGACAGCATAACACGTCCGACAAGCTCGGCCTTTGACAGATTCTTAGACAACCCGGCTCCCTTTCTCATGAAACTGGACCATCTCGATGATCATATCCCGCAATGAGACTTCAGGTTTCCATTCCGGAAAGTGCTGGTGAAATTTCGACATGTCCGTGATGTAGCAGATGTGATCTCCTATTCGAGCGTCAGGAGAAAGTTCATAATCCAGCTGTCGACCGGACACATCCGCGATCAGATCGATCACCTCAAGGATCGACGCACTGTTCGGGCGCCCTCCGCCGATGTTGTAGACCTCACCCTTGCGAGGTGATCTGACAAATGCGTC